ACTCTGATAACATCGAAGTTAATTCAGCCTCAGCGTCAATTGAATGATAAGCGTTAAGATCTTGCGCAAACTCAGGAGTCCAAACTGCTTTCAACTTACGTGTCTTAGCAACAATTGGCTCTGATTGCATTTCAAGATTCAACTCTGGAATATCGATATCTGTTCCGTTATTGATACCAGTACCATTTCCGCTACCTTTAAATGGATCAGTATCTTCAAAATCACCACGAGTGACATCAGTCGGAGCGATGCTATAATTAACTTTTAAACCAGTGTTATCAATAGCAGTTTGAATACCAGCTGCCAATGAAGCAGTTACAACGAATGATGCAGTATAGTTAGCGTCAATAGTTGAGAATGCTTGAACTGGGATGATTTCTGTTGAACCAGAAATTAATGTGAATGAACGAACAGCTAAACTATCAGCAGTAGTAGGTACTGGTGCAGTTAATACAAAATATTGTGCGTTGTCATATCTGTTATCAAAATTTAATGATGCAGAAGATGCAGCTGCTGCTGCAGCTCCAGAACCGGTAGAAGCACCAGCTACAGATGCAGTTACGTTTGCAATTGAATAACCGAAACGACCTGCGCCATAAAGACCACCAGTTGGATCACCAGATGTATTAGTTACACCGAACAATGAATCATCAGCGTTTGGAGAGCTAAAAGGCTGGCCCGTTCTATTTGAATTATCATCATCAAATCCAGGACGAGCTGTACCATATTTAAAATCTAGATAAAATACTAGACCCGATGGTAAATTCATTGGTTGTACTGATACAAATTCTTTTGCTGCAAATTCAGCGAAAATTCTACGTACTAATGGAAGAGCAACCCCTGCCCATTCCTCAGAACCTTCTGCGGTTCCTGTTTGTGAAGCTTCTTTTACTAACTGACGTGCTTGGTTTTCAAGAAGCTGAGCCATACCTGCTACTTCCGTCTCAGTTGAAAGGCCTTCTAATAAGCCAGTTGGTTGCCATTTTTTAACTAAAGGCTTTGCCATATGGCTTTGGTTTGGATTATTACTTTGTAGTAAATTTGAAATATCCATTGTTTTCCTTGTTTTTAATATTAAATTTAATTAATTAAACTAATCCCGCTAATTTTTTCCAACGCGATGCTAATTCCGTACCTTCATTTAAAACTTTAGTAGTTTCTTTCGATGGTGCAGTCGTTGCGGTTGCTTTTGATGCATACGACTCTTTTACAACACGTTTTGAATTTGTAGGACGTTTAAAACTCTCAGCTAATGTGCTGAATACTAATTTAACTTCTCTTGTGCTTACCGCGCGATCGAAGTTTTCAATAACTTTCATTTTTTGTGATTCGTTTAGATCGAAGTTACGGAATAATTTATTAGTAAATAAAAGTTTCGCGTTAAGTAAATTAACTTCATTGATAACTGATTGTAAATGTTTAATAGTGTCATATGCTTCTTGTAAAGCATTTTCGTCTACTTTTTCTTCTTTAGTTACCAAATCAGTAGCTTCTTCTTCAGATAAAATAGTTTCAATGATTGCATCGATATCTCCTTCGATCATACCATCTCCATCATCACCTGCTTCATCTACTACTTGCTCTTCCATTTCTTCATCCATTCCTTCTTCTAACTCGCGAATGATTCCTTCTAGATCCATATCATCTTCATTGTAGTAACGACCTTCTTCCATGTCAGCTTCCATGTCAGCTTCAGCATATTCAGCTTCCATTTCTTCATCGCTCATTTCGTCTTCCATGTCTACTAGTTCATCTTCAACTGGCTCTTCGCCAATCTCTCCAGATAAATCATAATCACCGTCATTGTCTAAATCGACAGCAACTCCAACCATATCTGGAGTTTCGTCAGCCATGTCTGAATCCATATCCATGTCATCCATACCCATTTCTAACTCATCGTCCATTTCTTCATCATCGAGTTGTTCAGAAAGTTTAGTAGATAGCATACTTTGAATTCTAGGGGCAAACGCTTCTTCTAATGCTAGCTTTGCATTAGCAATAGCCGTTTCTTTTACAGCACGTGCATCAGCAATAGCTTCTTTTAGCAAATCTGTTTTTGCCATTGTTTCTCCTTAAATTTTGTTTTGGAAATAAGATTATTGGAAATCTTAATAGAAATATTATTTTTTTTTAGTTAAACGTTATATTAGATCTGAATAACGTATTTATAATATATATAGCCATGAACCAAAAAACAGTAAAAAAGTCCTAACATTGCTGCTAGGACCATTAAAAATACAATTATTTATTAAAATTCTCGATTAAATTTGTTTAAATATTTTGCTTTAAGTATTTCAGCTCTTCTTACTACACTAGGTTTTTTAAATTCTTGCATTTCTTTTAATCTAGTTAATGTATTACTTTGTTTTAATTGTTGCTTCCATATACGCATTGCATATGAAATATCTTTATCTACAACTTTAGCTCCTATACCAATGCCAGGCATAACCGATTGATGTTCTTTTTGTTTTCGATTCATGTAACTTATTGATTTTTATTTATACGTTTTTTTCTTGATCTATCTTCTAATATTTTAAACCGAAAATGTTTTACCTCCGGCTTCGATGAAATATATCCCTGTATCTGTTGAGATTCTTTTGCTGGATCGTCCCCTATTCTAAAATGAAAATATCCAAAACGACCATCTTTAGATTGTTTATAATCGATTACATATATTTTCTTTTTCGTTGCAAAATTTCGTATTTCTGTTGCTACATTTTGTGCCATGGCTGGATCATACAACATGTATTGAACCCCGCCTCGGTAGTCAGTCATATTATTAATAAGTTTAGCTTCTTCTAAATCCTGCTCCGTAACATTAATTTCCGTTTCGTCAGAATTGGAATTGTTTATTAATTTCTGTACACCTGGGTCGCCAAGTTTGTCAGCAGGTACATTAATCTTTGCTTCATTAATCCCGAAATATTCTTTAAATTTACTTTTCATTATTTCCTTAATATAATATATTATAATTTAATCGATAAAATCAAAGAAATTATTGAACGTTATAATATTTTTTAAGTCCTTCGCCTATATCATCTATTGCAGCCTGACATCTTCTCTCGTGTATCATAACTTCAGTTGCTGATTTCTTTAAATCTTTAAGTGCAGCTTGTACCATTTTTATTCGACGGTTGTCTGCTACTTTATCTAACATATCATCATCTGATTCGCTAATCATACGACCAGCAGTTTCTACCATATGTGATATACGTTCAACAATCTCAGATAAATCACGATTTCCAGATATTGAATCCGCCATTGATGAATACATAGATAATGATTCTGCAAATTTCTTTTTTTCTTCAATTGATAAAGGAGCTTCTGCATCACTGAAAACTGTTTGTTTTTCTGTCTCATTTAAAAGACTTTTAATTCTATTTAAATTTTTTCCTAACATTATCTTATATCCTACATTTGCCATCTTCGCATAAAATCGAAGTTATTATTTCGTTTGTTCTATAATATATATCTGCTGAAGATTTTGTTTTAGTAACCGATTCATTCATGCTCTTTGGATTCATGAACGCTCCATGCGTTGATGGATTTGAAACAAAATCCCAACATACCAATTCAAAATCTTCTTGTACTTCTAAAGCAGATTCGCTATATAATTCTTTTACACTGCCCAATCCACGTGAGGAAATACCCAATGTTACTCCAGCTTTAAATAATTCTTTTAATATTTTACCAGATGGTGTATCTAAAACTAAAACATCGCCTTTTAAATCATCACCTTCCCACCATATTTTTAAAACATTGTGAGATACATTATTCAAGTTAACAACAGCCGAATCCGGATGATCTAATTCTCCCAATGCTCTGTTTTGGCGGATAAATTGCTCTTCATATCGCCGACATTCTCGTTCTAATATATGTTTAGGATAAATACGACCGTTTTGATTTTTAGCCCCAGCTCGCTGTAATACACCTTGCACAACGTATCCCCCAGGTACACCATATCTAGAACCATTTGACTCATTAAGAGTTTTTAATGGCTTAAATGGCATATAATCTTGTATAAGTTCTTGTGTCATACTATTCTCCTAACGATCTAACTCGTTCTGATAATTTAATTAATGTTTCCGAAATTTTATTTAATGCTTTTTCTGTTGCGGGGCCATAACCGGATCTGGTAACACCAGCTTGCGTTTTTAGTTTAGCCGTATGTTTTACTAGCTCTTCTACTTCGCGAAGGCGTTTAGCAACACTACGAATTGTTTCTTTAACTTTTTTCTCTGGAGATTTTTTTGGATCTCCGTTAGCAAATTGACGATAGCCTTCAATTAAACGCTCATATTGTTTATCTAACGCGTCTTGTACTTTTCGGTATCCCAATGCTTCAATTGTATCTTCATCAGCTGGACCAAAAGACTTAGGTGTCATATAAGCACCAGCATCAGCCGAAGTCATTGCCTCATCTAAATCATAGATACCCATTTTTTCTAATTCTTCTCGATCGAATTCTTTAACTAGTTGATTTCTGAAATCATTAATTGTTATAATCCATTCCATTACTGAATCAACAGCACCCGGATTGTCATCGAAGAATTCAGCAAATCCTTGTCTATACCCCAAACTCCCAATAACAGTTTCTAACGGAGAAGAAGAATAATAACCTTCTTTGATATCTTTCACATCTTCATCTTCATACCAATTACCATCTCCATCTGAATCTTGCCATCTAGGTTCAACTGTTTTTAAATTAGAAATTGCATCTGCATATGGTACTCGTTTCCCAGTTTTAATAAATTCTACTTCCCATTTAGTAGTATCAGATCCATTTCTGTGTATTTTTACGGGTCGACCCGCATATGTATAATTAGAATTACTTTCAGATACTATATCTTTAAATTCATTCTTCATTCGTTTTAAAATTGATTTCATTTACTATGTACCCGTGTTAATTCATCAACTAACTCAAAATATCGCAATAATGACAATACATGAGATTCTTTAATTACTTTTAAATTCTCCACGTTGCATAACAACTCAGACAACTTTTTAACTTTAATTTTTGTTACTGTGTCTGAAATATTATTTACGTGTTTTGATAATTTATCTTTTATTATAGGAATTTCTTGTTTTATATATTCACGTAACATTTCTGTATCATTGATATGCGTGATATATTTATTTAATAAACGTTTTTGCGATTCCGATAAATTTGAATATTTTTGATTGAATTTATCTATTACTAATTTATAAACTAATAATCGTTCGTCTTTGCCTTGGTTTTTAAATGTCTCTAATACAGTATCTTTTGTTGTTTTACGTGTTTCAGTTAATAAAACATGATCTAATATTACATTTTTACATTCATTTAATTTTCTAATATTAGATGACTCCTGATATTCAAATAACATATAAATGGATGCCAAGACCTTATAATTATTAATATGCCCTCGTGACAGGGATTCAAACTTAAAATTTTCAGATATTTCTTTTACTAAATTATATTTTTGTCTACGCAGTAATGATTGATTTAATTTAGAATATGCTCGCTGAGCCTCTTTAATAAAATCTAAAGCTCTAGCCTCTGATTTAAATTGCTCCCGGATAATTGAATTATATAATTGCAATTCCTTTGATAATTCTGAATTTTTACCAAAATATTTTTTAATGATATCAATTGCTACTGATTTATCTGAAGATAGAGCTTCGCTGGTTAGTTTCCTAACCAACATCTCAAATAAAATTCCAGCATTTTTATATTTTGAATGTTTTAATTTTTTTGCCATTCTAAATAATTCTTTTTTTATTTATTAATAAATATAATTTAGTTTATAAAATATTATTTTCATCCAACATCGTACCGCTATCTTCGTCATTTTTTTCTTCAAATAATAACTTTGTACTAGTAGATTTTTTAATTTGTTTTGCAAATCGATTAGCTAATTCTGATTTCATTTTAGTGCCAGTTCTGCGTGTAGCGTTTGGGTTAGGTTGGAATGTTGTTTTTTGATTTTCTGGATCAAAAGCCTGTTTAATCTGTTTTGTGCCTAGCGGATCCCAACCCAATTCGTTTTTATGTTGTCCTGACTTAATTCCTTCTGGCGGTCGGCCGCCTTCATTATCTGAATCAACTCCCATATGCAATGAAGCTAAATCATGCGGAGTACCATATGAAACTCCAGTTACTGTTGGATCATTACCCTCCTGTTCAATTTGATTTTGGCGGAAGCGCAGTTTCAAATCTTCTATAATATTAGTTCGTTCAGACAACCACTGTTCTTCAGTCATATTAAATATAAATTCATAGATATATTTATCAGAGACTAGTTTCGAATCCTTCATTGTATTTGCTAATTGAATTTTTTCATTCATTAACGCAATCTTTTGTTGATCGTAAATTATAGACGGGGCTGTTAATGATAAATCAAAGTTAACTAAACTTTCATTTTCAAATCCTTGTGCATATAAATGTACAATTGCAATTTTTGTTAATTCTGATACTACAATTTTCTGTATACGCTCAATTGTTCTAGCAAATCGTATATCTAATGACGCCAATGTAGATTTTCCTTCTACTCCTTCATCATAACCTAAAAATGGCTTAGGTATTTTTAATGCAGCCATCATTTTATGCTTAACATATTCTATATCGTCAATACCGGTAAAAGTCATACCAGGTAACGTATCAATTTCTGTAGATGTTTTATTTCCGCGTGTTGGTAAATAAAAATCCTCCAACATATTATTTAAATTAAACTTGAGATTGTAATTACCAGTTTGTGGATCTACATGTGGGACTTTTTTCATTTTATTAATAACAGTCTCCATATATGAATCTACTTCATTTGGTGGAATATTACCAATATCAATTTTGAATATACGTTTCTCAGGTGCGCGCATTATTCTGTGAATTAACATTGCATCTTCCAACATTGTTAATTTTTGAAATTCATGTCTCGCTCCTTCTAACATTGATCTACCATATGGTAAAAAGTTTGAATCTGATAATAGTCTAAAATGTGCTATTTCAAAAACATCATATTTTTGTTCTGCAGAAGAAATATGTCTAAATGTTATATCATATTCCCCAGTCGATTCATCAAATTCTTCCCATCGCTCAATCTCATAACTAGAAAATGGCCGTGCATTTAAAACCCCAACCTCTTCTGCAACATCTAATTTTAAAAACATATCGCCGTATTTACACATATTACGTATCCACGACCATAAATTAAATTCAATATTTAAAACATCATAAAATAAATTTTGTAATATTCGTTGAATTCTGGCGTCTTCGGTTTTAATTGTAATAATATCACCAAACTGATTAGCTAATGTTGACTCGTCAGCGTATATATCTAATGCTGAATGTAAAATTGGATCTTTATCCATCATTTCATAGTCAGTATATAACTGCATTCTGTTTTGATGCATGTAGTAGTTAGAGTCATAACCGCCCATACCGCCGACTCTATGCTTATTACTACCATGTAATCGCATATATCGATCAGCAATTTTACTGTGAGATAAATTTCCGACACTTTGTAATTTATTTGTATCTACAACGCGTAGTTTGTTTTTACCATACGCTCGCACAATTACATTAGTGCTGAATAAGTTTGTTAGACGTTTTCTTAAAGAAGCCATATTATTAGATATATTATTTTTATATAAATATAACTTAATACAGAACCAGCTGGATTATATAAGCCATGTTAGATCTTGATCACCATCTCCAGGATTCCAATTCCATCCGGAATCACTTCTTGAATTACGATTGGTATAAATAACATTGCTACTTTTATTTACATGATTCAAAGCACGTTTATTTAATTCAATCCCTTGTTGTCTCAGTTTTAACGCTGTATCTCGTAACCACAGCCCAATACAAAATGACATGGTTAAATCATCATTATATCCACCCTGAGCTTGAGCTTTTCCATTTTGCCAAATAAATACCCATAATTCATCAATTAATCGTTTACTACGTATAATCGGGGCACGTTCTAACATGTATGTTTTTAATGCTGAAATCATTAATGGCCTAGTTCTACTAGTCGTAGATACACCCGGAACCATTTTTGATTTATCTACGGTGTCATATCCTTTTTGTAATTGCACTTCTATGTCTACATAGCCATCATCTTTATATGTATAAAATAAATTATCATAGCCTCGATCTAATACTGGTTGTATTGCTGCCCAACCAATATTGGCATTTTCAATAGCTAATAAACCATTATTCCATTCTGTAGCTACGCCGTGTAACATGATTCCAAATTCCTTTGGGGGAATCTTACCTTTATATTCAGCAACCTGTTTTACAGATTCAACTTCAATAACATGAAATGCAGAAAAGTCATTTCCATCACCACGAGCGACATCCGCTATAATTATATAGTCTTTAGAATAGTCAGGATATTCCCATATCCAATAATTTTGATCAAAGCCTCGCATTTCAATTGGAGGAGTACATCGATCTTCATATTCTTTAAGAATCGGCCCATCTACTACAGTATGACCTGAACTAATAAAGTCACAATCACATTCTTGTGCTGCTCCCTTTTCTCCTAATAATTGTGTTTGTTTATCGCGCCATTCCTGATCTCGTTCGGGATGGACAGTCCAGTGTAGCTTTATATTATTCCACTGCGTTTTAGGATTAGTTTCACCATCTACCCATGTCTTATGAAACCAATTACCCATACCATTTGGAGTAGATAATACAATAGCACCACCACCTGTTGATAATGTAGCTTGAGAGGCAATCCATATCTCTTCAATATTTCTAATAAATGCTGCCTCATCTACTATTAATAATGATAATGCTTCCGATCTCGCACCGGTATTAGCCGATGATATGGCTTTGATTTGGGAACCATTTTTGAATTTTAATGATAATTTATTATCAGCTTCAATATTACCTTTGAGCCAAGATGGTAAATTATCATGCATTATACGAACTTTAGTAACTAAGTTTTTAGCTACTTCTTGCGTTGTCGCAATAACTAATACATTAAATGAATCCGTGAATAGCATTTGATGTAACGCATATCCAGCCGCTAATGTAGATATACCTAATTGCCTAGACTTTAATATAACATTATACCGATTATTATGTAATGTATCTAAAGACTCTTCCTGGAAATCATATAAGTTAAATTTAATTTTTCCTCGCTTAGGATGTTGTATATAACAATAATTTCGCATGAAAAATACTGGGTCTTGTACGCATCGTAGGTACTGTTCCCGGATTATCGATTTTAAATCTTTTTTCTTCATGTTTACAACTTATTATTTAGTTAATAATAGATACTGCTAATTTGCCAGCTAAAATTGCTGTTAATATACCAGCTGGAAATGTTATATACGGACGTTCGTACCATTTAGGAGTAAATAATTCTTCTCGTTTAATATAAATGTCTATATTATCTTGAAGTAATTCATTTTGTTTATTTAAAAGATCAATTTCTTTTTCTTTTAAAAAGATATTATATTCCTGGTATGATATCAACGAATCTTGCTCTCGAATAATTTTTTCATTAATCTCAGTTAATTCAAATAACGAGTCTAATGTTTCTGATATACTATATACTTCTTCTACAGTAAAACATGTATCTGGATTTTGTGCAGTTCCGAATAAAGGAAATACCATTAATAATATAACTACAATATATTTCATTTCCGTTTATTAATTTTATCTAAAATATTATCTTTAGCAGATTTAACATCTTCGCTCTTAGAAACCACAATATTCTCTTTTTGATCTTTAAGATCAGATATGGTTTCTTTTTTATCGTTAATTTTATTTTCTACAATATCTTGTTCTTTTTTAACTTCAGTTATTTCCGTTTCAATTTCAGAAATTTCTTCGTTATTTCTTTCAATTTCATCTTCTAATTCTCGTTTTGTTTTTTTAGATTTTGAAATAAAAATAAATGACAATATACCAACAATTGTAGTTATAATAGAAATTAATATAACTTTTAATTTTTTCATTTATTATCTTTGTTAAGTTGTTTATCTAACTTTTTTAGAAAATCAGCTTTGAATAATTTAAAGTTTTCTTCAATAGTAGATTCAAATTCTTCTGGTGTCATTTTAGCTTCAACATTCTCTGTTAATCCATCTCCGTTAATTACAACTTTAGAAACTTCAGTATATGCTTTTTTCAGAATTTCAACTTCTTGCTCTGCTTGATCTAACCAAGATAATGCATTATTACGTACTTTCTCTAGAGCGTATGTTTCAAACTCACCATTATTTTTTAATTCATGTTCAAATTCAATTGTACAATCATAACACATACCATTTACCTTTCTCATTTTTTCATCTAAATGAGATGGTTTAACGCATGTACACGTGTCTTTTTGGCAATTTGGGAACGTTCTTAAATAATCCCGAACGGATTGCATCGTATCTGAGTTTTTTGTTTTTCGTATACGGAATCCATCTTTCTGTTCAACGATTGCCACCGCGCCAGTTATGGGATCAACCTCTTCCCATACATCACCAATTTTTCGTTTACTAGCTTTTTCTGCAGCAGATTTTGCGTCAGAAAACCCTACAGTTTTTTTAGTTTGGAATTTATGTGAGCCATCGATCATTTGTTCGATAGCTTTAATATTTTGTAACTTATTCTTTTTTGCCATATATTTTAGTTTTTTATGCTACCCATTTTATTTCTAGCAGTAATAGCATAATTTTGTAACATTTTATAAATTGTAATTTTGTTATTCGTATCTAATTCTTTAATTGCCATTTCCAACGTTCTTATTATCGCTGTTGTAAGTCTAATTCCAGATTCTTTTGATTTTAAATATTTAATAAACAATGTCTCTGGATTAACTGCGTCGATCGAATTTTTATCGGCATCTGGTGTTTCTACATCAGTTTCGTCTGCAGGTACAGCTGGTGCTTCCGGAGCTGGTGTTGGTTCTGGTGTATCTGACAATGCTTTTTGATCTTCCATTTGCTCTCTTAACATAATTGCAATTTTTCTACGTATATATTCTCGAATAAGACGTTCTTTATTTTCTGTAGATAATTTATTTATTTTTTCTTGTATGTCTTTATTAACAATAACGCCATGGTCGATATTTTTTAATTTTTCTAAATATTCTTCGGTATCTTGTTCCTGATTTTTATCAAAATACTTTGCAGCATATTCAGGATCATAATCACCAGTTTCTAAGTTTTTATATGTTCTGTCTTTATCAGACATATCCGGAACCATATTTTCGATATCATCAATTATTGGTTTATCGTCTTTTCTAGGAACCATTGTTTGTTTTTTACCAGTAGATTTCGGTACCATGTTACCGTCTTTATCTGCAACTTCATAATCCTTAAGATCTTTTCTAGTTTCTGTCTTAGTTGATTTTTCTAAATCTTTTGGTTTTTTATATTTAGATTTGTGTTTTGTTGACATAATTTTTCCATTTATTTATAATAAATATTAGTATGTGTATTTATCATATTATTTTATACTTATCGTTGATATCTTACCATTCCTAATATTTGGTTGACTGGGGCAAATGAGCCGGTTAATTTATATGTATTGCCTCTGTATACAAATACAATTCCTTCGAGTGGTACAATTGCATCAAAACCGCCGAGACGTTGTATACGCCCTAATTCTCGCTGTAAAGCACTTAACTGTGATGCATCATCGGTTTGTTTAAGAATTCGAATTGTATTTGCCAATTCTTTTCGTACATCTTGTACTGCCTTATTTGGATTCAGTGCTAAAAACTCAGATGCATTTTTCAAAACAATTGCTCCCAATTTTAAGAATATAGTTTCAAACGGTTGAATATTTTGTTTTTGATATTGTTTAAAATCTTTTTTATCAAATTCCGTTATCCAATTTGCAAATTCTTCATTATCCACAGATTTAACAACATTATTTATTCTTGTAGACTTATCTCCAAAAGCCCAGCGATTTACTAGTATATCCAATACAGAATCTGTAATATTATAATTTAATTGTGCTGCTTTTGTTTTAATAACATCTGCCCACCATGCTTTATGATATTCGGAAACTAAATCGGTTTCTTTTAATCTATACTTGTTTCGAAGTTGATCTACTTCTTTATATAAAGCATCCTGATAATCTTCAAAATTATCTATTTGACCAATTTTTATTTTTTGTGGAGGTATGATTTTAAATGTATTTTGAAGATGAGCATTTGCATCTTGAATCGCTCGTTGTAATATAGCGCCACCTGGCATATCTGTCATTACAACATTGCCTTTTTCATCATATTCAACTAAATTATGAAACTGCAGGAACGCATCTTCATATGCAATTATATTTTTTGTTTGAGGATATATAATTTCCATGTTTGCAAATACACGACCATTTTTAAATATAGCGGTTAATTGTTCCGTACTTAATTTTGTTAACGCTGCATTTAAATCATTCCCAGCTTCACCAAAAGCATCTGATAATGCGCCGCGGCCGCCGAATTTTTCTTGAAGTTCAGTCACTGATAATGGATTAATTCGTTCTCCTTTATTTCTAGCAAATCCTACTTCTCCATTTTTATATGTTACGAATATATTTTGACCATCTGTTTTCTCAGTAACTGCTTGTTCGATATCTAAACGACCACCTAATGATCTAGCAATCATTTCTTTCATATCATTGAAAGTTAATCCGTGTGTATCATATGGGTGATTCATATGTCCGCCTAAACCTCCTTCGGTAAGAAGATCTGTATACTTATTATAGTTTTCATTGATTTTTGATTCTGATAATTTAACTCCATATGTAGTTTTTTCATATTCATCAAAATCATATACGAATTCTTTTCCAGGATTATCTTTAAGAAACTTTTTTAATTTAGCAATTTTCTTTTGATGTTTGTCTGCCGTTTTAGCATCCATATACCCTTCAATTACAGCATCAATATCTTCTTGTAATTTAGATATCCACCATTCTTTTGTTAGTGCGTGTTCTTGAGTACCATTTAATATTTGGAATATGTTTTTCACAATTGCATCTGAATACTGTGGATAACTTTGTTTGAAGTTATTATAATCAGATAAATTAGCTCGGGTACGAGATGCTGATATTGGTTCGCCGTCCGCAGTTGTTAATGGATCAATATCTACCATTAATTCTGTAGCATCGATTCCCGCAGGTATCTTTCTTCCTGATCTATCGCCAACTGTTTTGTATTTGTCTACATTTGGTACGAAATCTTTAACTCGAACATAATCTGAATCTTTATTAGATGCTGCTAATGCATATGTTCCGGTGTCGACATCTGGTAATGCAAATAAAAATTCATATGCAGCCATTATTGGCGAATTAAATTCAGTTGGTTGAAATTCAATTTTAGAATCAGAATTTAATAATTCAAATATCTGCCGACTATCATCCCGAGTTACACCATCTCTAGTTTTTGGTCCACATAACATAATTACACGTTTTACTTGTGGATTATTAGCATATCTCTGAGCTAATTGCATATGAGCGCCGGTAATTGGTTTAAAGCCGCCCGGGAAAAGTACTGTTACATTGTTCATTAAATATCCATTTATTAATAAATATTGTATATAATAATTACAGTGTAGTTAATTATATTTCTGGACCAACTGGTGCTGCTGGGGCAGATATAGCCGATCCGACAGACCTACTCGTTCTAAATACAAAGTTTTTTAATTTTATAGTACCAGTAGCACCAGTAGTATTAGATACTGATAATGTAGTATGTATTAAAACATAATATCCTTGGCGATCTTCAATAGCAGTATTAGTAATATTACGATTATTAGCTCCAGATTTTAATGTTGTAGGTGGGGCAAAATCAATTGATGCGCCGCTACCTAATGCAGATTGCGAATCAAATAATCCATATTTTGATGGCGTTCCTGAATATGAACCTGTAATCGAATTTGCTATAAATGAGTGTAGATAAAATGTTTTATTTCCTGCAGTAGCATCAGTACGATCAATTTCATATGTATATGATAACTGCATTCTTGTTTCACCCGGTAATATAAACATATGGAAACTAGGTCCAGCAACTGCAGAACCGGTTGTTGTTGTTGGCGTACCATTATCTGGTAATGTCGCTATACTAACAGAATATTCAGTATCATCAAAATAAACTACTCGACCAACATTTACACCATCGATAAATTCTGAATTACTATCAAATAAAATATCACTTCCATTAACAGCAATAAATGATGATGCGGTAACATCGCCATCAGCTGTTAAGTGAAACCCACTTGACGAAATTTCTAAGTTTCCACCAGATCCTGATATAAATTGTGTTGCAGAATCACCTAGAAAAAATGTTTTTGTATGTACATCTAATTCAGAATCAGCAGTAGAATATCGAAAATAATTATCGGTATCTGCATATAATTCTAATCCAACGCCACTATATGGAACGCCGCCTTTAGTAT